CATAAACAGAATGTTCCAAAGCCCAATCTGTCTCAAGTGATACAAAGTAAAAAACCCCGTCCCGACCGCCACCAGCGATTTCTAAATTTAAATGTGCAATTGCTTTGTTAATTCTGTTTCTCATGGCGTGTGTATTATGTGGGTTATTGTTAAGTATGGCTTAGGCCAATATCAGTAACTTTGGGCATCAACCCACCCATGTCAATACATTCTTCAATAATAATTAAGCTGCCTGTAAATGCGCGCCCTTGCTTGGCTTTGCCTCTGCAACATCGGATGGAAGCCATCCCGGAAGTCATGGATGATGCCACAAGCCTTTCCGTCATGCGGTCGCAGCACTCTGCCAGTTGATTGGATTGCCTTGCGTTCTGAACGCCCACAACCAGCCATGATGATCACATTGGCAACTGGCGCATCAAAACCTTCTTCAATGGCTGATGTGCCAATCATGCACTTCAAGCTGCCGTCCCGAAACCTTGCAATTACATCTGCCCGTTTCTTTGCGCCCATCTTGCTATAAACCAACTCTGCACCTTCAATTGCAGCAGCCAAGCGTTTGCCATGCTCAATTGAGCCAATCAACACAATGGTGTGGTTTCCTGCTTCCATGCTTTGTCTGGCAATCAATTCAATGTGGGCATCCCGGTCTGGGTTTTCCCAGATGCCAAGCTTTTGCGCTGCCTGCCATTTGCACTGGCTGGTCTGCTTGCGCTCACCCTCTTGACTTCTAAACATCCACGCCATCTTCCTGCGCCTGCTTGCAATCAATTCATCAGACAATTGCTCAATGGCTTCTGATGCCTGTGCGCTTTGCACATCATGCCAGACAACCTTTGCCTTTGCCAGATGCCCATGCTCAACCAAAGCAGCACGTTCAATGCAATGCACATTGCTGCCAAATAGATTGCGCACCAGACCATTGCGATCTGCGTCACCAGTGAATGGAGTTGCAGACAATCCCCACCGGGCAGACTCTGCTTGTCTGATCTTTGCGCTCCATCCATCAGCACCTGCCCTGTGGCATTCATCCACAATCAACAAGTCTGGTTTGCTTCCCATTGGCGCACCTGCTGCGCAGTAAATTTGCAGATGCGCTTTTTCTTTTATTACTGGGAAGCGGTCACAAGCTGTTTGCATTTGCTCAACCTGTTCTCTGGTGTTGACCATGATTTCCACATCAGCCACACCTCTGCGCTTCAATAAACAAAAAGCCAGAGCAGATGCCGCAATGTGCGTTTTACCTGCTCCGGCTGGTGCTTGAACAATACCACGTTTAGACTTTGCCAAGAAAGCAATTGCCTGCTGTTGGTATTGTCTTTGTTCCATCAATTACCAAGGTTGCTCATCAAGTGGCGCATCTTCAGCAACTGATGATGTGCCTTCTTTGTATAACACATGGCTGTGATTGTAAATGAAACCAGAGAAACCAATTTCAGCCCATGATTTTGTTGGATCATTGCGGTCTGGATTCATCTCAACCTTTGCGGAAAACCTTTTGCCCTCAACAATCTTGAAGAAGCTTTCAGCATTTTCTGTGTCTAATTCATCCCGAAAGATTTGAACACCGCATGCTTTCAAATACATGAAGATCAATGCGCGCGCTTTGTATTCAGATGTTGGCAATGCCAAGTCACCCCAAAAGAATGTTTTGCGCATTGTGTCGCCGCACTTGGTTGAAAATGTGCATTCAAACATGTCAGTGCCATCGCGCTGATTGATTTTGTGAATCACATTGGTTGTTTTGAACTCATACAATCCAGCCTCTTTGATGTAATTGCTGGTGCTTGAATTTGCGTCTTCGTCGGTTGCGATATATTTAGCCATAATATTTTACTTTGATTAATAGGATTTTGTTTCTTCCCAAACTTTAATGCCGGGTATTGTTTTTGTTATTTTTAGTGCTGACCGAATCTTTGATTCATTCAGACTAAACAAGTCTGGTCTTGCTTTGAGCGTTTCCGCTTCATCCACAATCTCAAACTTGGTTGTTGTGCGAACCTTCACACCAGCAACTGCGTCATGCTTGGCTGCTGCTTCTTTGCGCAGAGTTGCAATCTGCGCTTGTGCATCATCCAGCAAGTCAGTGTTGTCACTGCCAACATCCAGTTGCTTTGCCGCTTCTGCCATCACCTTTTGTTCTTGGATTCTGGCTTGGCGTTCTGCTGCAATCTTCTTGTCACGTTCCACAATCTGAAACGCCCCAAGCAATCGCGCAATGCGGCTTTCCTCTGCTTTCACATCTTCAATGTAATCTTTGGCAACGCTGTCAATCTGCCTGCCAACTTCAAGCACTGGTGCTTTGGCAAGCTTTCTTGATTCCTCAATGCCTTTGATCAGACCACGCAATGCAGACTGTGCCTCTGCTGCAATTGTGGCTTCAAAGACATCATCAACAGTTTCAATGCCTTTGGATGACATCAATGCTTGGATTTTCATCTGCTCTGCTTCAGCAATGATTTCAATGATGACTCCATTGATCTTTGGTTGTGTGATCAATTCACTCATTTTGAAACCGCCTTTCTGAATGCATCAAACCCAATTTCCATTTTGGCTTGAATGCCTTGTGGCAAGTCACGCCATGTTTGGTCAAGATCAAGGTCAATGTTGCCCTTGTTTGTCCAATACAGATTGGTTTTATATTCCAAATCATTGGCAGCAATTAAGCTTTCAAGATTTGGTCGCTGTGAAATTTCTTCCACTTCAATTGCTTCAACATTTGTTGCGGCTTCTTCAATCTTCTTTGGCTCAACAATTGGTGCTGCATCTGCAACATCAATTTCCTCTGGCACATAAACACCCTGCACAATCTCTGGTGCAATTGCTCTGAGTGTTTCAGATATACAACGCGCCCTTAACATTGCTGCTGGTGTTTTATCCCATGCTGAACCTTTGCGAATCAACCCAGCACGTTGCGCATCTTCCATTGAGAAGCTGCCATTGATCTTGTTGCCCTCAAAGTCAAAGATGGCTGCCTGCACCTTCTCATTCTTTAAGTCTTCCCAAGTGACTCTGCCACCTGCCCGGCGAAAGTCTGCCAGCATCGCATCTGCGCGCTTGGTCAACTTGCCTTTTACCAGATGGTAATTTTTAGCCATCTCCAATGGCGGTTTGTTTTCGGCAATGCATTGCAGTGCAAAAACAATGCCTGCTTCTTTGCTTTCACAACCAAACATTCCAGAACGGCAAATGGCGTTCCCAATCAACTCAATGCCTTCAGCATCGTTGATTTTATCATATGCTGTGATTTGGCTCATCGGTTGCCTCCCATCTCATCAACAACAATGTTGACCTGTGGCGGTCTGTCTCGACCAGTGAAAACTTGCAAGCGAAACACCTTGATGCCCCGTTCTTCAAGTTCCACCAGTATTTGCTCGATGGCTTCTTCAGCCGCCGATTTCATGGCTTTTACGTCCTTATTCATATTGACCTTTCATTATTATTATTGAGCAGCAATGTGCTGCAATTGGCATCCAAACCCTTATATTTGTAATGACAATGTTTATGTAATAATAAGTTGAACAATATTTTTGATGCAGTTTTGAACGCCACCTGCGTCAAATTCCCAATCAATCAAATCATCTGGCAGTGGCTGTTCGCTGCTGTGATCACCAGAATATGTGATGCCGTCACGTGTAAGCCGCACAACATCACCGCCCACTTTGCGCACCCATTCTGCTTCATTGGCGAACCTGCAATCATCAATGACCACAACCAAATCTTCTGGCTTAGTTGCTCCATCAATCAGTTTCTGAATCTGTTGCTGCATTGCCCAAAGCCAAATTTCTTCATTTGCCATGCCTCTGCCCCACTCAGTCCCAAGCGAACAAAGCAACTGCCGGGCAGACTTGTTCAAGCCTTCAATTGGTTTTTCTTTGGCAACATTCAGATTGTGTTGGTCAACGCCCATTGCTTCAAGCATTGCCCGGATTGGCGTTGCAAATGATACAATGACCACATCATCACTTAGTGCCGCCAAAGCATTTGCAATGGTTGATTTGCCAACAGTCTTTGCGCCATTCAGCGCAATCAATTTGATGCCTTGCATTGCCGTTTAAACTGGCTGGTAAAACCTAGTAATCAAACCCTTGGTCTTGTGATATTCAAATGCGCTTGCGCCCTTCTGTGAGCCAACAAAGCCTGCGCCTGTGTGCCAAGCATCTGTTGCACAAAGTGCTTCCAAGTATTCAACCACCAGCCCAGACTGCTCATCAATGACAACTGGCGCAATGGTCTTCTTGTGGTGGATGTGACCGCATTTTAAATGCCTGTATTTAGTTGCACCCCACTCTTTGGCAAACTCTGCCGCAATGATCATTGGAAACTTCTGTGCTGCGATGCGGTCGCCATGTGACCACACCAGCAAATTGTCGCCCCAAATCATGTGCTTTCTTGGTGATGGTTCAGATTTGACTTTGATGTTTGGGCATTGGCTGTAATAGGCATCCAGAACCCGCGCAAGCCAGACTTCACTGTGCCAAGAGTGATTGCCCTCAAGCACCACAATTTCCACTTCATTGGCTATTGTGGCAGCAATGGCGACCACATCCCGGCATGCTCTGATCAAGTATTCAACAACCCGATGATATCTTGTGTCCACATCCAGCACATGCCCACTGGCTTCTGTCTGGTTGCTTCGGTTGTCGCTGTGCATCATGTCGCCACCAAAGACCAAAACGCATTTGGCTGGTCTGCTTGATCTTGCCGCCAAACCTTCAGCAGCTTCAACCATTCTGGCAGCTGCAATGTCGCAATTGTAATCTTCATCTTTGGTTTCTCTTTCGTCGGCATACATGCCCACATGCGCATCAAAAATGTCTAATTCAAACAACATTTCATTTGTATCGGTCTTGCGCGCTTTTCTTTTTGGAGCTTTGCCCAAGCCTTTGACTTGATCACAAAGACCATCAACAAAAGCTTGCATGCCCTGCGCTTCTGGGAAAAGCCTGCGCCATTCTTGGATGACGTTGCCAGCACCATCATATTGGACAGTTGTTTTGCCAACATTTAAATGTGCTGGCGTTGGTGCTGATGACTTCCAAGGAACTTGCCCAAGTCTTTCCAGCCTCTTTATCATTTGTCTGATTGTTGTTTCAGCTTTGCCAAGCTTTTTGGCTGCACCTCTATAACTGCCAACTTCAATGTAAGCATCAATTGCTTCACTTTGCGCTTTGGTCAAAGCCATAACTTATTTGACCTGTGAACTGCCAAAATAGAAACCAACAATTGCCAGTGCAGTTTGTCGGATTTCTGGCAATAT